CCTCACGGGGGTGACATGTGTCAATGTGACACATTGAATCTGGTCTTCAAGGTCAGATTCTACCTTTCACATCCTAAGTAGGAGTTTGCATGTCGAAGAAGAGTAGACCAACGATCCGTGCGGATAGAGATACGCGCGGATTGACGATCTACCAAGACCCTCGTAGATTTTACGAGTATTCTTCGCAACGCAAGCAAGAGCAAGCTACTGGGATCGAGGGGTTACTCTATAAATGGATATCTTTACCCATGTTCGCGAAGACGGCTTACGCCATCGACCCGTTCAGGGCTCTAAAGATGTCCGAGAGTAGAATTACCCCGGCAGGCCGCGTACGAAATAGGAAACTTGCCTCTGTGTTAGATCAACAGATCTTTACATATCGGCACGAATCCTTCGTACTGAGCCCACCAGTTTATGTTAGTGGCTATTCGTATCATTCCGATACGCAAACACCACTTACATCGACTTCGACGGATACTACTAGACGAACTAGACTACCAGGTTCTGATATGGGTGAGTTTTCCAAATGGGAAGCTTACACAGACAGTCCTGGTCGTTCTACTCGCTATGAGTATACGAACGATGAATGGTACGGAGCCCCGCCACCTGGTGTACAAATGTTTCACCAACGTGACGTGAACTCATGGACCTACTCATCTCCAGCAGCCACGATCAATGGTTATTGGGCAGATCAAATAGGTTCCGACGAGATGAATAACGCTCTTGTTCTTATGCAAAAGCGTTGTATAGCGATGTATTCGGGGATAACACCCCAAAAACGTCAGTATACACTCTTCCGGAACATAGTTGAACTTAAAGATGTCTCGCGGGGAATCCTTACATTAAAGGATTCCTACCAAAAGCTCTTTAAGCTTGCTGATACCTTAAAAATCCCGGGTAAGGCAAGGTCAAAACTACATGACCTTAAGACTACCTTAGACCAGGTACCGAAAGAGTACGTATCGTACTGGTTCGGATGGCATCAGCTCTACTCAGATACCATTGGTTTGTTGACTAGTCCACTCAAGATCGCCAAGAAAATTGATTTCATGGTGAGGCGAAATGGACTAGCAACAACATACCGTACTTTTCGTGATATCGAGGAGCATGGTGTGCCGTCTATTGGTTTTCAATACGGAGGCGATGGGAGTTATACCAGTTCTACGAGTAATTCGTTCACTCGTAAGACTAGGCTGAAAATGGTAGTTAATACCACATTCAGCTTTCCTCCTACCGACTTACCCAACTTCAAAAAGAACGAATTCTTGAGGCAGTTGGGACTCGCACCCACTCCAGTGGACCTGTATAATTTGGTCCCTTGGACGTGGCTTTTTGACTGGTTTACTGGCTTTGGTAACTATCTCGAGGTTATCGAGAACGTTAACTCTGACAGTTCACTGATCAATTGGGGATTCATAACAGCGAAAGTTGATTATGAACTCCGTACCGAGTACGTATCGAAACTCAAATGGTTTAGAGCGAGCAGTGTAGTTGGGCATCCTGGTAGTTACGATGAACCCATCGTTAACTACAATCATGTATCCAAACTACACGGCACCTTGCAATTGCGCAAGGATCTCTCTACCATTATGGATGTGAAGACAATATCTAATCCGGAAAACTTTTCTCCGTATCAGATCTCGATCCTTGGTGCCATTATTTATAATGGCACCAGGTTTAGACGCTCAGGGAAATAGTTCCCTCAGCGCCCCAACACATTACCAGGAGACGTTCTATGCTCGCTGACCCGATCACTGTCGCTGCGTCCAGTCCCAATCCGGAGATCAAGTTGGCAATTGTCAACCAAGATGCCTATGGGACCGAACGGCGTGATACGAATAATGGTGGATATTCCACCAAAATCAATCACGCGAAGTTGAAGGATGGCGATCGTCATTATCTCCAGCTCTTGCTGGATAAGGACGTGACCGATCCCTATACTTCCCTCGTGCGCCGAAAACAAATGTCGGCGTCGATTTCGTTCACGGTTCCGCAAGGATTTACCCCTACCGAGGCTGAAAACCTCGTTAAGGCCCTTGTGGACACGCTGAACGACTCCGAAGTGACCTCCGCCAAGCTACTCCAGTGGCAGTCTTAGATAGTAGAGGTACCACAATCTTTGTGGTAATCTACATCTGTGCTGTACTAGGGTTTGCTTGCATGGTACACGCTTACTTAGAAGACATTCGCAACGTAACAGCTGTGAATGCCATCGATTGTAAGTTTGTATCTGTGGGTGACCGTCTAAAGATCTTGTTATTAGACGTTCCCCCAGCGGGTACTCCAGAATTACCTGGAGAGGGGCACGACTAGGACTAGGAATGCTAACCTCATGGAGGATCGCATGAAAAGTCCTATAGTTCTCCTACGAAGCCTGCTAGATGATTTTAGCAGGCTAGAGCCTGATGTGAAAGGCCTCAAGCGTGATATCATTACGCTTGAGAAAAGGTTCAAACACGAGGGCTACGGTTTCCTATCCGTAGCCTTAACGTCTTTAGGTCAGGCCCTTCAACAAGGCCTTTCATCTGGACGTTTCTGCTGCCCAACAGGATTCGAAAGAATCCCTAGGGGAACAATCCCAAGACTTTTCTCGGGTATGTTCTCAGAAGTGTTCGAGCCGTATACTGGACTCGTGAAAGATGACGTGAACTTCGGTACATTGAAAAACTTGTACCAGGTTCTGTTTACTTTCAAAAAAGTCCAACTGAGCGAGGTGAACAGCGACAAACTGCACACCAAAGCTTGTTTGGGCTTTTTCTCAAATGACGCCTTAGCGGCCGGGGTAGTTTTCCCCGATCGTGAACAGCATCGTTTAAGCGTTGTTGCAAACTTGATCTTACCATGGTTGCGTCTTAACAACTATGGCGATATAGTTTGTAAACACGGTCCAGGTGCCGTTAGTGAACGACTAAAGGCTAACCAGAAGTGGTCAGCCGTTGCCGAATCTATCTTCCAAGATAGGTTCGACACTGAGGCTCTTGGATATGACACTTTTGCCACGTCGTCATTCTCTGATTTGTCGTCAGAAAATGATGGCTGGAGTGCTGTATTCAAACCTCAGCAATCGCTCATTAGCGGTGCTTCTAGCAGCAGTGCAAGACTAGTGTCCGTCGACAAAAGTTGTACGAGTCGACGAACTATTACTGTTGAACCCATGTTGAATCAATTTATTCAACAAGGTTTGAATATTGCTTTGAGGGATTCTATCCTTCGCTGCGATATCCTTAAACAGTGTCTTGCGCTATCCGACCAGAGTTTTAACCAAAAGTTGGCTCTGGAAGGTTCCCGTACTGGCAAATGGGCTACAATCGACTTAAAAGCCGCGTCTGACCTGCTCAGTTTAAAACTGGTCAAGGTCGTATTCGGTTCGAAGGAAGAATTTCTTCTTCGTTCGATCGATTGTCGCACTACTAGTGTCTCTCACGACGGAGTCGTTAAAGACATTAGCAAGTTCGCCGGTATGGGGAACGCACTGACGTTTCCTGTCCAGTCTATTGTTTTCGCAACGATTGCGATTACAGCTATTCTGGATTGTTCGGCGAAGTCGCCGACGAAAAGAAACGCCATGTGGGCTGCTAGGCGTATTCGTGTCTATGGTGATGATATCATCGTAGCCACTGAATACGCTCATCAGGTGGTAAACTGGCTTAAGCTCTTTGGCTTGATCGTCAATGAGCAGAAGAGCTTCCTTGTTGGAAACTTCAAGGAAAGCTGCGGAGTTGATGCATATAAAGGTGTCGATCTGACACCGATATATCTCAAACCCGCTCCAGATCATACCTCACGGAAGCCTAAGGACTTGGAAAGTCTCGTTTCATTCGCCAACCAATGTTGGATGGCGGGTTTATACGCTACTTCCGCCTGTATACGTGATGAGGTCGAGGAAAATTTAGGATATCCTCTTCCTCTTGTATCACGTGATTCAGGTGTCCTAGGGTGGCACAGTCGTCAGGATGCAAGTTACGCCACTAAGTGGTGTAATAAGCTCCATCAGATGCTCGTAAGAGCACCAGTAAGTCGATCCAAAGTAAGGAAAGACCCACTGGATGGCTGGGCTGCTTTGCTCAAGTTTTTTCATGTCCCCTTTATTGGGAGACCTCTGAGACACCTTGAACAAACTTCCGCACGATACCAACTTAGTATCGTGAAGAGGTGGGTGCCTGTGCGGTTAACGACCACACAGCAAAATCTTATGGCCTCTTCTTAGAAAGCCAAAAGTCAGAGAGGGACTTCGTACGGACCCGGGGGAAACCCCGGGTCCTTACTAGTCTGAACACAAGAGATC